GATCGTATTTAAGAGGAGCTGTGGATGTTGAGTCAGTAGTAGGAAAGAATGCTTTCTTTGATCAAGTTGGTAAAACAACTGCTCAATTGAGAACATCTCGTCATGCTGACACTCCACAATTAGATACACCACACTCAAGAAGAAGAGTAAGTCTTGCAGACTACGAGTGGGCAGATCTAATAGACAATGCAGATAAAGTTAGATTATTAATTGATCCAACATCTTCTTATGCAAAAGCTGCGGCTGCTGCTATGGGAAGAGCGATGGATGATGTAATCATCACAGCTTTAGGCGGAACAGCATTTTCAGGTGAAACTGGATCTACTTCTGTATCGCTTCCATCTGGTCAAAAACCATATACTGCATCACAAACTGATGGTTTAACAATTGCTAAACTATTAGAAGCTAAAAAAATCTTAGATTTAAATGATGTTGATCCATCTATACAAAGATATATTGTATGTGGACCAAAACAAATCTCTGATTTATTAGGCACAACGCAAATCACATCTGCTGATTTCAATACAGTTAAAGCACTAGCACAGGGACAATTAGACTCTTTCCTAGGTTTTAAATTTATTGTTAGCAATAGATTAAAGTTTGATGCAACTAACACTGACGACAGACTATGTTACGCCTTCACACAAGACGCTATTAAATTAGCGGTTGGTCAAGATGTTCTAGCTAGAATTGATGAGAGAGCTGACAAATCGTACAGCACTCAAGTTTATTACGCTATGAGCATTGGTGCAACTAGAATGGAAGAAGAAAAAGTTGTAGAAATCGCTTGCGACGAATAATTAACAATAGGAGAATAAAAATATGGCAAACGTAAATACAGATCTAGTAACTAACTTTGTTGCTATTCCTCAAGTATTAAACTCTGCACAACAATTACATGGTGTGAAAAGAGTTGCTCAAGGAACAATAGCACTTGCTGCTGGCGATTTAAGTGCCACAGACACAGTTATGCTAGCTCCAATTCCAAGCAATGCGAGCATTACTTCAATCAAATTATTTAACGATGATTTAGATTCTAGTACTGTTATCACTGCTGATGTTGGCTTATACAAACAGGATTTATCTGTTGTAGATGCTGACGCTTACGCTTCTGCGATTACAGACTTAAGAGCTGCTGTAAAAACAGGAACTGAAGTGGCTTTTGAAGCTAGAGATATAAACAAAATGGGACAAAAAGTTTGGCAAGATGCTGGACTTTCTTCTGATCCTGCTTTGACTTACTTCGTAGGAATTGTTTTCCCTGCGGCTGGAGATCAAGCTGGTGATTTAAGTTTCATTATTGAATACACAGTTAGCTAATAACTGACTTTAAATAGTGGGGAGTAAAATCCCCACTATCTATTAATGAAAAAAACCAACGAAATAAAAACCATTTTACATTTACAAAATAAAGATTATATCTATCGCTATGTTCTAGTTGATAGATTTAAACATACATCAACAGCACATCATGGTTTTGATAAAGATTTAGAACTTACAGAGGCAGAAATATTTGCTTTAGTTAAACCAAGAAAACTAAGAAGAAAGTACATTATTAAGAATGACTCTAAGTGATTTTGATCCAAGATTATTAGACATCTATGCAGAACCTAAACATCTATTACACTTTGAATGGAATGGATCTAGCGATGTCTATAGATACGCATTAGTTGAGATTATTAAACAAAATAACCTTAGTTCAAGAACTAAACAGAAATTAGACGAAATTCAATTATCTCAAGAAGAGATTTGGCAAAAATACAATATTGTAGTAAAGAAAGATTAATATGGCTTCAGTTGTTCAAATATGTAATGGTGCTTTAAATCAATTAGGTGCATCCACAATCTTAACTCTTACAGAAGATTCTAAGAACGCTAGGCTTTGCAATGCTAGATATGAGAACGTAAGAGATGCAGTATTTAGACATCACCCTTGGAATTGCTTACAAAAAAGATTAGCACTTCCTGCTGATTCAGAAGCTCCAGCTTGGGGATTTACAAAACAATTTACACTACCTGCAGACTGCTTAAGACTACTTAGAATATTTGATTATGAATCTGATCATTTAGTAGAGGGTAGAAAGATATTATCAAATAGTTCTACAATGAAAATTTTATATGTATCAAGAGTAACTGATCCAAATGAGTATGATGAATTATTAAGAGAAGTTTTATCTGCTGCGTTAGCTGCTGACATTGCTTATGCAGTTACATCTTCTAATCCAGTTGCTCAACAAATGTATCAGCTTTACCAAGAGAAATTAAAAGATGCTAGATTTGTAGATGCTACTGAAGGATACAATACAGATCCAGAAGCAGGATCATCATCTGTTATAGATTCAAATACATTTATCAACTCTAGGTTTTAATAACCATGGCTAGAGTTGCGGTACAATTAACAAACTTTACAGGGGGTGAATTATCACCACGACTAGATGGTAGAAATGATTTAGCTAAATATTCATCTGGTTGCAAAACATTACAGAACATGATTGTTTATCCTCATGGTTCTGCATCTAGAAGACCAGGTACAAACTTTGTAGCAGAAGTAGAAAACTCTGCAGAGAAAACAAGATTAATCCCTTTTGAATTTTCAACAACACAAACTTACATCTTAGAATTTGGTGATCAGTATATTCGTTTTTATAAAGATGGTGGTGCAATATTAGAATCCAATAAAACAATTACAGGTATTACTCAAGCAAACCCAGGTGTTGTTACATCAACAGCTCATGGTTATTCTAATGGAAATACTATTGTTATTTCTGGTGTTGTAGGAATGACACAAGTAAATGGTAAAAGATTTAAAGTAGCAAATGTAACAGCTAATACATTTGAATTACAAACCATTGATGGAACAAATGTAAACACAACATCTTACACTGCTTATACATCTGGTGGTGTTGCAAATAGAGTTTATCAAATAAGCACAACTTATTTAACTGCAGATCTATTTCAAATTAAATATGCTCAATCAGCAGATGTTATGTATTTATGTCATCCTGATTATTCAGTTAAAAAATTATCAAGAACTGGTCATACCTCTTGGACTATTACAGAAGTAGATTTTACTGATGGACCATACTTAGATGATAATACTACAACCACAACATTTGGTATGTCTTCACATACTGTTGGAACAGGAAGAACATTAACAGCATCTGCTGTAACTGGAATTAATAATGATACAGGTTTTCAATCTACTGATGTTGGTAGACTTTTTACTTTTAGAGATGGTTATGGAGAAATTACAGCTATTACTAGCACAACAGTTGTAACAGCAACAGTTATAAAAGATATGGGTTCTTCCTCTACTACCAATGACTGGGCATTAGGAGCTTTTTCAGATACTACTGGACATCCTTCTTGCGTAACCTTTTATGAACAACGATTAGTATTTGCAGGAACAGAATCACAACCGCAAACTTTATATTTTTCTAAATCAGGAGATTATGAAAACATGCACGAGAATAGAGGTGGAACGATTGCAGATGATGATGCAATTATTTATACAATCGCTTCTAACCAAGTTAATGCAGTTCGTTTCTTATCTGCAACACGAACATTAATTGTAGGAACAGTAGGTGGTGAGTTTTCAGTATCAGGAGGTGGTACAGATGATCCTATTACTCCAACAAATATTTTAATTAAAAAACAATCTAACCATGGCTGTGCAAATACAGATGCTATTCCAGTTGGTAACGTAACTTTATTTTTACAGCGTGCTAAAAGAAAGATTAGAGAACTAGCTTATAACTTTGATGTTGATGGTTATGTTGCACCTGATATGACAATCTTAGCTGAACATATTTCTGAAACTGGTTTTAATGAATTATCTTATCAGCAAGAACCTAATCAAATTATCTGGGCTGTAAGAGAAGATGGTCAATTAGCTGGTTTAACTTATCAAAGAGAACAACAAGTTGTTGCTTGGCATAGACATATATTTGGTGGTGCATTCAGCACAGGTAATGCTGTATGCGAAACTGTAGCAACAATTCCAACTAACGATAAAGAATATCAAACATGGGTTATTATTAAACGTACAATCAATGGTGTTACAAGACGTTATGTAGAATACATTAATCAATTTGATTTTACAGAAACAGATAACACAACATTTAATTTTTTAGATTCGCAGTTATCTTATTCTGGATCTGCAACGACTACTATTACTGGCTTAGATCATCTTGAGGGGCAAACTGTATCTGTTCTTGCAAATGGTTCAACGCATCCTGATAGAACAGTAACTAATGGATCTATTACTTTAGCAAGATCATCTACTAAAGTTAAAGTTGGTTTACCTTATACATCTATATTACAAACTATGAGAATAGATGCTGGATCTCAAAATGGTACATCTCAAGCTAAAACAAAACGAATATACAATATTACAGTTAGACTTTATGAGTCTATTGGTGTAGAAGTTGGACCAAACTTGTCTAATATGGAAGCTATTCCATTTAGATCCTCAGCACAATTAATGGATACAGCTATTCCTGTATATACTGGGGATAAGGAAGTTGAGTTTAGAGGCAATTACGAAACAGATGGATATATCTATGTTCGTCAAACTCAACCTTTACCTTTAACAGTTTTATCGTTATATCCAGAATTGATTACAAATGATGGTTAATATTATGGATGAAGATAAAGATAGATTAGTAATTATACCATACATATCTGATCATGGTAAAATAGTAATGCAATCTCAAATGAATCATAAACTTATGCAATTAGATGCAAACTTCTTAGTAAATGATAATATGAATGAGTGTATGAATTTAGAAGAAAATGGATTAGCATTTACAGGAGCAATCAATAGACAAATTATTGCTTGTGCTGGAATAAAAAGAATTTGGGGAAATGTTGGAGAAGGTTGGGTTCTTGCAACTTATGATATTTGGAATCACCCAATTACTATTGCTCGTGCAATTAAAAAGAATTTTGAAGACTTAGCTAGAGATTATAAATTTGAAAGAATACAAACTGCAGTTCGTGCAGACTTTGGTATTGGAATTAGATTTGCCAAATGGATGGGATTAAGTAATGAAGGATTAATGAAAAAGTATGGTTTTGATGGTACTGATCATTATAGATTTGCGAGGATTTTCTAATGGCACCAGCTTTACCTTATGTAGCAGTTGGCTTAGGAGTAATGCAGGCATCACAGCAAAATGCTGCAGGAAAATATAATCAATCAATTCAAAATAGAAATGCACAATTAGCTGATCAAGAAGCTACACAAATAGAAAAACAAGCAGAATTTGATTTAGCAAGATTTGATCAAAATTTTGCACAATTACAATCACAAACTACAACTAGAATTTTAAAATCAGGTGCAGAATTAGGAGGAACTGGAATAAGAGTTTTAAGAAGAAATGCTGAAGAAGCAGAAGTTGAAAAAAATACTATAACTTACAATTCAAAAGTTGCTGCAGCACAAAGAAGAGAAGCTGGTAATATGTTCAGAATACAGGGACAATTTGCTAGACAACAAGGAAGATCTGCTGCTATTAGCACATTAGTATCAACAGGATTAAGTTTTGCAGGTTCTTCTGCAGGAAAAACTTTATTAGGTGGAACAAAACCAGCAGGAACATTTGATGGTGCTAGTTCTTTTAGTCAATATGCAGCTAACCCAACAGGATACTCAGGATCATTTTAATGCCAAAGATACCTACATTTGAAGCACAAGTAAGACCAACAGCAGAAGTTGCATCACTTAAAACACAATTTCAAGTTCCAGTAGAATCTGCTGGTTCTATGTTTGGTTCTGCTCAAAAAGTAATTTCGGCTGCAGATGAGTATTATGTTAGAGAACAAGCATTAAAAGATAAAACAGAATCAACAAAAGCATATTTAGAATTATCAAATGAATTAGATACTATAGAACAAGGTTCTTCTAAAATCTTAGATCCAGTTAAAGCTCAAAATACATTTAAAGATCAATTTAGTTTTCTAGCAAAACAAAAAATTGATGCAATGGAAAATAAAGCTGCAGCTAAATTATTAGAAGATAAACTTAGTTTAGATTTAATTACTAGATCTTCTAAAGTTGTAAAAGGCTCAAGAGATCAATTAGATTTACAATATAACAATACTTGGAACACAGAACAACAAGTTCTTATATCTAAATATTTATTATCAAAAGATGAAAATGAAAGAAGTATTTTAAAAACAACTATTGATTCTAATATTCTTAGCAAAAATTTTTATAACAATGATGGTGAAGTAAAACTACAAGAAGAATTAAATAAATCAAATGCTTCAATATTTGAAATGGATATTGAAAAAGATTTATCTAATAAAAATTATGGATCAGCAAAGAAAAAACTTGAAGATATAGAATCTAGTAAATTTTTAAAAGCTGAAAAAAGAGCTGAGCTTTATCAAAAAGTTAGTAAGTTTGAAACATCTGCTATAGCTGAAACAATAGCAGTAAATGCTCCTTATGGTTTAATGTCAGATATAGAAGCTGTTGTTTCTACTCAATTAACATCAAAAGTTACAGATTCTGAAAAAAGAGTAGAAGCTACTTCTTTAATAGATAAAGAAATAAATTTTAAATTAAAAACAATTAGTGAAAAAGGTTCAGCAGAATATTTTATAAATAAAGATCCTCAAGTTAATTTAGCTTATGCAAAAGTTGTACAAGATCCTTCTCAATTTGGTTTATTTAAACAAGCATTAGATAAAAAATATAATGAACAAAATATACCAGAACAATACAGAACTTATGTTCCTTATAATAAAATAAAAGAAATTGGTGATGTATTAAAAGGAACTCAAAATGTTGATCAAAAATTAAAAGTTATTAATTCTTTGCAAAACACTTATGGAACTGATGTAGCTCCTAGTATTTTTAAACAACTTGTAAAAGATGGTTTGCCAATAGACATTCAAGTTGCTGTAAGCACAAATAGTTCTGCTTTAAAAAAAGATATTCTTTCTGCTATTTCTACAAAAGATTTAGAGTCATTAGCTAAATCAAAAATATCTGGTCTTAAAAATGCAAGTTTTGCAAATATTAAAACTAACATAATGACAGATATAAAAGATTTTGAAAAAGTTATTTTAAGTCAATCAGATGGAGCTGTAAATAAACAAGAATTAATTCTTTCTTTACAAAATACTTTGTATCAAGCAACATTACAAAGAATTGTTAAAGATGGATTAAATCCAGAAAATGCAAGAAAAAGTGTTACAAAAGAATTTAAAAATGATTATGACACAACACCAGGAACTTATTTTATTCCAAAAGATGTAAATGGAATAGCTGTTAATAATGCTGCTGTTAAAGATAAAGCTGATGCACTTTTATTATTAGTTGAAAAATCAGATTACTTAGAAAGATTTCATGTTGATGGTGGTTTTGCTCATTATGCTACTTTAGCTGGAAAACAAAATGTTTTGCCTGAAAACATAAAACTATCAGACGAAAATACATTTAATACTTATGTAAAAAATACAATGATTAATTCTATGAAAAAACATTCTAAATGGTTGTTAAATAGTAATTCAACAGGAATAGTTTTGCATGTTGAATTAGCAAATGGAACAATACCAATTGTAAATGCTAAAGGAGAAAAAATAGAATTTTACTTTGCTGATATTCCTAATAAAAATCCTAAAATTAAAAGTATAGATTCTATTGAACCAGGAACTGGATTACCTATAAGACTTTTACAATCTGAATTTTACGAAGTAGCTCCATAATGATTGGTATTAGTCTTGAACAATTTGAAACTCCAAAAGAACAAATAGGTTCAGCTTTAGGTAATGTTAAAACAACCTACTGGGAAGCTCAAGGTGCTAACATAGCTAGTTCTTGGGATTATAATCCTACATCTTCTTTATTTAGATTAACAGAACAAACAGAAGCATATAATGAAAGTAATGTTTATTTAAACAAAGATGAATTAAATAAACAATATGCTGATCTTGGTTTGTTTTTTGAAGAAGATACTAGAGAAGGTGTAGTTAATTATTTAGTTAATAGAAAACAAATTGAACAAGAAAGAGCAAGCGTTGTTAGTCGTGGACCACAAAATACTTATGGTACTTTTTTTCTTGCTAGTCTTGCTACAAACTTTGCAGATCCAATAAATATAGGAGCAGCGTTTGTTCCAGTTGTTGGTCAAGCAAGATTTGCAAATATGGTTGCAAGATCAGGAAAAAATGTTGCTAGATTACAAAGAGGATTTATTGAAGGTTTTGTTGGTAACGCTGCTGTTGAACCTATTGTTTATGGTGTAGCAAGATCAGAACAATCTGACTATGATCAGTATGATGCTTTTTTTAACATAGCAGCTGGTGGTATTTTAGGATCTTCTTTGCATGTTGGTTTCGGCAAAATAGGAGATGTTATTGCTGAAAGAACTGGTAAGCCAAATATTTATCAAAGACTAGCAGCTATATCACCTGAAAATCAACAAGAGTTATTAAGATACTCAATTGGTAAAACTCTTAGAGGAGAAAAGGTTGATACTGGAGATCTAATTAATTCTAAAACAAGAATTGGTGATGAGCAATTAAATAGAATTGATGATCAGATAAATGAGTTTAAAGGTTTGTATCAAAATGCAATTGACAGAAATGACGTTTCTTCTGCTAAGATTTACTTAGAAAATTTAAGAAATTTACAAAAAACTGAAAGAGAATTATTTGAAGCTAAAAAACAAAAAAATGATTTAGCTATTCAACAAAAAGTAAACGATCCTAACATTAGAGATGAAAAAGGATTAATACCAGAATCAGAAATACAATATAAAGATAAACAATCATCTGAACTTGAGGCAGAAGCTGAAAATATAAATCAAAGAAATATATTACATCAAAAACAACTTAATATTAAAGATGAAGATTTATCTGAAGAATTTTTACAAGATAGAAAAAAAATATCAGACATTAGCAATGTTTTAAATAAAAAAGTATCTATTGCAGATTCAATAGACGCTGGAATTAACTGTGTTATGAGAAGTATATAATGGCTAAAAAACCAAGCATAAAATCTTTTAGTAAATGTTTTCAAGAAATGAAAAGGTTGTCAGGCGACACTTTATCTGATGATAAAATTAATGAACTTTTAGATGAAATTAAAATTAAAATTAATGAAGATAAATTTAAACAAGGAGAAGCAAAGACAGAAAAAATATTAAAAGAAGAAATATTTGATAATTTTAAATATCAACAGGCTTTAGATAAAAGAAATTTAGCAGAAAACAACATGAAAGCCTTAAATGAATATCAAAAAATAATAGATGCTATTGAATTATCTGGTGGAAAAATTGATGCTGTTGATGGGGTTAAAGGTATATTAGTTGGAATACAAAAATTTTCTCAACTTGCTAGAAATTCAATAGGATCAAAACAAGATACAATTGAAATTGTAGAAATAGGAAAACTTTATAGATTAATAAGCAAAATATCTAAAACTTCTTGGGATGATTTTACTTCTGGAAAAATGGATTTAGAAATTAAACAAGAAATGTTAGGAGTAAATACAGGTTTAAAACAAGCAAAACAACTTGCAGATATATTAAAAAGTTTTCAAGAAGATTTAAGATTAAGACTTAATGACTTAGGAGCTAACATAGGAAAGTTAGATGATTGGATTACAAGAACAGTTCATAATACAGATAAAATGGCTAATGCTAGTAAACGAACTAAAATTGTTCAAGATAACAAAGTTGCTTGGCGAGAATACATTAGAGAAAGATTAGACTTAAAAAGAAGTTTTTCAGAAGTCGCTGACATTATTAAAGTAAATCAAATACTAGATGATATTTATGATTCTTTAATGACAGGTGATCATTTAAAACATGGTGGAACAAATAGTGTTTATGGAACAAGAAATGTTGCCAATCGTTTAAACGCATCAAGAGTTTTACATTTTAAAGATGCTGTTGCTAGACATGAATATGATGTTATGTTTGGCGAGCCTTCTTTAAAAGAAAGCGTTATATCAGTTATAAGTAATAGTGCAAAAAATATTGCTTTAATGGAAGTTCTAGGAACTAATCCTCAAGCAACTTTAGAAAAAATTTTATCTCTTTTACGAAAAAAATATAAAAGCACAAACGCAGATTTAACTAAGAAATTAATTTTTAAAACATTTAAAAATGAATTTGTAGAAATAGATGGAAGTATTAATGCTATAGGAAATGAAACTTTAGCTAAAGTTGGAATGGTTGTAAGAACATTACAAGCAACTGGTAAACTTGGTTTTGCTGGTATTTCTTCTATTTCAGATTTAGCTCAATATATGGGTACAACTAATTTTCAAGGTAGAGGATTATTAACTGGCTTAGGCGAAGCAATGAATGCTTTATTTAAAAAACAAGACAAAGAAGCAATGGAAGTTTTAGAAGTTATAAGTAATTCTATTATTGGTAATATGGGTAATAAATATTCTTCTTCATTTGAAACTTGGGGAAAAATGGGAAAATTACAAAATTTATTTTTTAAGTATAACTCATTGAATTGGTGGATCTCAAGTTTAAAATCAGGAATGACAGTTGGCTTATCACGTCATTATGGAATGCTTGTTGATACAGCTTTTAATTCTTTAAGTATTAGAGAAAGAAATCTTTTAAAACTATATGGCATTGATGATGGTAAATGGGATTTATTAAGATCAATAAAAACATTAGATGTTAATAATAAAAGATATTTAACAGCAGAAGGTGTAAATGAATTATCTGATGAGGCTATAAAAAAATATGCTGGAAGAAGTCTAAGCGAAAGAGAAATAAGAAATTTTAAAAAAGATTTAGAAATTACTTGGAGAAATGTTTTAGTAGATCAAGCAACACATGGAACTCCAGAACCTGATGCAGCTATTAGAGCTGTTATGAATCAAGGTTTAGAAAAAGGAACTGGTATGGGAGAAACAATTAGATTTATTGGTCAGTTTAAATCATTTCCAATAACTATATGGAAAAAAATTATAGGTAGAGAATTAAATAGTTATGGTCCAGATGATAGTAAATTTTCTAAATTTAGTGGATTAACAAGTATATTAATATTAGGAACAATGTTTGGTTATATATCAATGTCAGCTAAAGATATGTTAAGAGGAAGATCTCCAAGAGATCCAAACAAATTATCAACTATTTTAGAGTCTTTATCTCAAGGTGGGGGATTAGGTATCTATGGTGATTTTATAATCAATGAAGTTCAAAATGAATATGGAAACAATATATGGGAAACAATTCTTGGACCAACTGCATCTGACTTAAATAAACTAAGAGATATTGTTATGAATCTTGATGATCCAGCTAAAGCAGGTAAAAAATTTGTTCAATTTGCAGAAAATAATATACCATTTTTAAACTTATATTATACAAAAGCTGCTTATGATTATCTTATTGGTTATCAAATAAAAGAATTTTTAGATCCAGGTTTCTTTGAAAGAATGCGTATAAGACATGAAGAGAATCGTGGTCAAACTTATTTTTTAAAACCATAGACACAAACATTAAAATATAATAAAGGAACTTTATGACAATATCTTCAACTACAGTTAGAAACAGTTATAGTGGTGATGGTTCAACTACCACGTTTACATATACATTTAAGATATTCCAAGACTCAGATATTCAAGTAATCATTCGTGCTGCTAATGGTACAGAAACCATTAAGACTATTACAACTCATTATACAGTAACAGGTGCTGGTGTATCTACTGGTGGTACAGTTATATTCACATCTGGTAATATTCCAACATCAACACAAACAGTTGTATTAAGACGTAACATTCCACAAACACAAGCAATAGATTATATTGCTAACGATCCATTCCCTGCTGAATCCCATGAAGAAGGTTTAGACAGAGCAACAATGGCAATCCAACAAATTCAAGAAGAAGTTACACGATCATTAAAGTTATCTAAAACAAACACAATGACATCTACAGAGTTTACAGTAGGTGCTGCAGATCGTGCTAATAAAATTCTAGCATTTGATACTAATGGTGAATTATCAGTAACACAAGAACTAGGTACTAACAGAGGTAACTGGAGTTCAGGTGTAACATTTAATGCCAGAGATATTGTAAAAGATTCATCTAACAATAATGTTTATCTTTGTAACACTACCCACACTTCTGTTGGCACGACTCCTATCAGTACAAATGCTGATGTAGCTAAATGGGATTTAATTGTTGATGCACAAGCTGCAACGAATGCTGCTAACAATGCTTCTAACCACGCATCCAATTCATCAAACTTTGCTAACAATTCATCTAACAGTGCTAACGCTTCAGCAAACCATGCTTCTAACTCATCTAATTTTGCTAACAATAGTTCTAACAGTGCATCTAATGCTGCTGCATCTGAGGCTAGTGTAGCTGCTAACGCAAGTGCATCTGCTAATCACGCAGCAAACTCATCTAACTTTGCAAATAATTCTAGCAACAGTGCAAACTCTGCATCTAATCATTCATCTAATGCAAGTAACTTTGCTAATAACAGTTCTAATTCTGCTAATGCTTCTGCTAATTCAGCATCTAACTCAAGTAATTTTTCAAACAGTGCATCTAATCATGCAAGTAATTCATCTAATCATGCAGCGAATAGTTCTAACTTTGCAAACGCATCTTCAAATCATGCGTCAAACTCTAGTAACTTTGCAAACAATAGTTCTAATCATGCGTCTAATAGTTCTAACCATTCTGCGAACTCTAGTAACTTTGCGAACAACTCTAGCAATCATGCTTCAAATTCTAGCAACTTTGCTAACAACTCAAGCAACTTTGCTAATACTGCATCCGATGCTGCCAATGCCGCAAACTCAGCAAGAGATGCCGCACTAGCTTCTGCAGATAACTTTGATGATGTTTATCTTGGTGCTAAAGCAAATGATCCATCTTTAGATAATGATGGTGATGCACTTAATGCTGGAGATTTATATTACAATACAACTTCTGGTAACTTAAAATACTATACAGGTTCAGCTTGGATTGCAGTTACTTCAGGTGGTATTACAGATTTAGTACAAGACACAACACCACAACTTGGTGGTATGTTAGATGTCAATGGACAATCTATTGGTGATGGTACATTAGAATTAGTTAAATTTGCAGAAACAGCTAGTGCTGTTAATGAAATAACTGTAACAAATTCTGCAACTGGTAACGCACCAGAAATAGCAGCTACTGGAGATGATACAAATATTGATCTTAAACTTACTCCAAAAGGTACTGGTAAATTAAATTTAGATGGAATTAAATTCCCTAATGCTGATGGTACAGCAAATCAAGTATTAAAAACTGATGGTTCAGGTAACTTATCTTTTACAACATTAACATCAGATGGAACTGCTGATTGGGATACATCTGTTAAAACAACAGGATTTACTGCAACTGCTAATAAAGGATATTTTTGTAATACAACTTCTGCAGGATTTACAGTAACATTACCTGCAACTCCTAGTGCTGGAGATGAGGTTATAATTTTAGATTATGCAGGAACTTTTGACACTAATGCTTTAATTATTTCTCCTAATGGAAATAAAATAGAAGGTGCTACATCTAACTTACAATTATCTGGTGAAAGAGAAGGTGCAAGATTAGTTTATATAGATTCAACACAAGGTTGGTTAGCTTATTCAGGAATTAATGAAGGAACAGATGCTTTATCAATAGCACCATATTCAATAGATTTTTTAGTAGTAGCTGGTGGGGGTGGAGGAGGTGCAAATGATTATTCAGGTGGAGGTGGTGCTGGAGGATATAGAACATCAACACAAACAGTTAATATAGGAACAGTAATTACAGTAACAGTTGGTGATGGTGGTGCTGGAGGTGTTAATTCTCCTAACAAAGGTGCTAATGGTTCAGATTCTTCAATATCAGGTTCAGGATTAACAACAATAACATCTACTGGTGGAGGTGGTGGTAGTTCTTATGGAACTGCTGGTGGAAATGGTGGAAGTGGTGGTGGTGCTAGTGCTTATGTTTCTCCAAGACCAGAAAATTCTCAACCAGGAAATGGTAACACTCCAAGCACAAACCCAAGTCAAGGAAACAATGGTGGTGCTGGTGCTTTTGGTAATGCAAGAGGAGGTTCTGATTATTCAGGTGGTGGTGGTGGAGGTGCTTCTGCTGCAGGAGTTGCTGGTACTGTTGCTACAACTGGAGGAAATGGTGGTGCTGGTACAGCATCTTCTATAACTGGTTCATCAGTTACAAGAGCTGGTGGAGGAGGTGCTGGTATATCTGCAGGTGCTGCTTCTTCTGGTGGAACTGGTGGCGGTGGTAATGGTGCTGGAGGTTCAGATAGTCCAGCAGCAACAGCAGGAACAGTTAATACTGGAGGTGGAGGTGGAGGAATTGCTAATGTTAGCACTGGTGCAGCAGGTGGTAAAGGAGTTGTTATATTAAGTATGCCAATATCTTCATATTCTGGTACAACAACTGGTTCACCAACAGTTACAGAATCAGGTGGAAATAAAATTTTACAATTTAATGGTTCAGGGAGTTACACAGCATAATGGCTAGTTTCGCAAAAATAGGATTAAATGGAAAAGTTATTGAAGTTCAATCAGTAGTTAATGAAGTATTACATGATGCTAATGGAGTTGAACAAGAATCTATTGGTATAGACTTTTTAACTAAACTTACTGGTTGGGCTATTTGGAAACAAACATCTTACAATACTCATGGTGGAGTACATTCTTCTGGTGGAACACCTTTAAGAAAAAATCATGCAGGAATAGGATTTATTTATGATGAAAATAGAGATGCTTTTATTCCACCTAAACCTTTTAACTCTTGGATATTAAACGAAGATACTTGTCTATGGAATGCACCAGTTGCTTATCCTACTGATGGTAATAAATATACTTGGAATGAATCAACATTGACTTGGGATATAGTAGAAGTATAGTACTTTAAAAAACGAAAGGAAGGAAAATGGAAGCAAATATTCATAGTATATTTCCAACACCAATCTTTATTTCAAATATAAATAAAGAATTAAATAAAGAAGAATTAAATTTTATAAAAAAAACTAAAGAAAAATATTCTCATAAAAACGAAGGAAATACTGTATCAAATGATAACTATATACTTAATAATAAAGTATTTAAAAATTTAAAAGAACAATTAGATTTAATAGTAAAAGATTATTTTGATAAAGTTATTTCTACATCTAATGATATAATACCATACATTACTCAGTCTTGGTTAAACTATACTGAAACAAACCAATATCATCATAAGCATCAACATATAAATTCAATAATATCAGGAGTATTTTATGTTAATTCTAATGAAAAATTTGATAAGATTACATTTTTTAAAAACCCTTACAAAACAATTAAATTTGAAACAAAAAATTGGAATTTATGGAACTCAGATTCTTGGTGGTTTCCAGTTAAGACAGGAAATATAATATTATTCCCATCATCATTAACTCACATGGTAGAAACTAAGCAAGGAGATAATACTAGAATTAGTTTAGCTTTTAATGTTTTTATAAAAGGAACAGTTGGTAATAATAAAGAATTAACTGAACTTATATTATGACAGTTAGAAAATTATCCATTGAAGCAACAATAAAAAGATACACAAATGAAAATGGTTTTTCATGGGGTATTAATACAGTAATGAAATCTTTAGCACCTGATGCTAGTTATGATCTTACATCTGCTGGTGAGTTTATTATAGATAGATGGGATTCTCCTTTGCCACAACCTACATCTCAAGAAATAAGAGATGAATATATTAGGCAGCAAACTATAGCTGAGTGCATTGAATACTTTAATAAAGTAAAATGAATATCCTAATAGCAATACCATGCTATGGTGGCAACATCAGTAACATGACATTTCATTCATTATTTAATTGTATTAAACCTTTAAACGATCTTGGACACAATCTTAGAATAGAAACCTTACCAACTGAATCTTTAATTTCTCGTGCTAGAAATAAATTCGTTACCAAGTTCTTAGACAATAAAGAATTTAATGGAACACATTTATTATTCATTGATGCTGACATTGGCTTCACACTGCAAAACCTTTTAAGAGTTATAGAATTTAATAGGGAAGTTGTTACATGCACATATCCTGTAAAAGGATTTTATTGGCAGCAGTTACTAGATCGTATCAAAGAAAATAATAATATAGATGAGAAAACAATGCGTGATTATTTATTACAGTTCAATGTCAATCTATATCCTAATACTGAATTTAACAATGGCTTTGCAAGGGTAAAGGAATCAGCTACTGGTTTCATGTTAATTAAACGTAATGTCTTTACTACTATCATGCAAAAGTTTCCTCATCTTAAATACAAACCAGATCTAAGAACAGGTATAGAGAATTCAGAAAATGCGTTTGATTTTTTTCCAGTTGGGATTTACAAAGAGAAAGATGGCGTGAACAGATACTTATCTGAAGACTATTACTTCTGTAGATTATGGGAAGAATGCGGTGGCGAAATCTGGACTGATCTGCAAACTCCTATAACTCATTTAGGAAGCACCGAATATCATGGCAGCTTCATTAGCCAATTAAATAAGAAATAGACTTGAATTTGTGCATTGCACAATTATATATCCTTCACTAACCAATGGAGAATATAATGTTAAATTATAATGATATAAAGAGTTACTGGAGCAAGTTCTATGCAGATGCTTTTGAAGATGCAAAATCATTTTGGAAGAACTACGCAGATACAGTAGAAAAATTATATAAAAAATAAATAAATAATAGTTATAAAACAATAAGTTATAAAAAATAATTTTATTTACTTATTATTCAATTAACTTTATCTCGCACATGCCAAACCAACTAATAGGAGTTAGCATGGCAAAGAAAAAGAAATCAGCTGAAGATATTATCTATGAGATTAAAGATCTCCTTGATGATCTTGAGCTAAAGATAAATCCAGAAGATTCTTATGATGATGAATCAGAAGATGAGGATCTTGATATAGACGAAGAAGAAGACGAAGAAGAATAGTCTATATAATAGGGGTGGGTTAATATCCACCCTTATTTCCAACACAATCTATAATTGACTTATTATACACAACCACTATACCTTGTGTATGAAGAGAAAGAAGACAGCTACATCTGGTACATCTATTCGTTTATCTGCACATGAAAAGATTTGTGCTGAACGAATGCAAACACTTATTAAAACAATAGATGAGTTACGCAGTGATGTTAAACAATTACATTCAGACATGAGTAAAGGCAAAGGCGTTATAGCTTTTCTAATTATTGTGGGTGGATTAGTTGGTTCTGTTCTTGCTATTCTAAAGTTCGTTAAATAAACAACACAGGGTTTTACATTGTTAAAGGCAGACAAAGGATTAGTATCTGAAGCATTAGCTCAAGCACACTTTGCTAAAGATCCAAACTTAATTGTATTCACAGCACTAGGTGGTGTTGGTCCAATAGATATTATAACTTATAACACTAAGACAAAAGAGTATCACAACTATGACGTTAAGACTGT